GCTTGTTGGTCCGCAAAACTTTTCAACCTTGCTGTTGCCCCAACACCGTTATCAATTAGAGTTGCTTTTACACGTTCGGCCTGCGCTAATCTGATGGCATATTCTTGGTCGAGTGATTTTATTAATGAAGTTAATTTGTCACGCTCAATCTGTTCGGTGTCTTTTCCCGATGCTTTCGCTAATCTGATTTCGAAATCATATCTACCCTGAACGGCTGCTCGTGTTTTCTGAATCGCATCAATTTGTTTTTGTGTAGATGATAAAAATTCTGATGCTGCTGTTACTGCTGCATCATGCGCAGCTTCTTCATTGCTTCTAAATTCTTTTGATAGTTTTGCAACCGAGATAACTAACTCGGACATCCCAAGCGTTGCAATTCCTAATGATATTCGACCCATCACGCCCAACTTGTCCGAGAAATTAAGTATTCCGTCTGCTGCTTTTTTCTGATTTGTAAATAATAAAAACAATCCCCCGGCAACAGCCGCTAATGCTGTTATAATAAATATCAAGGGGAAAGCGTTCATTGCTTTATTTAAGAACTTTTGCGCCACCCCTAAACCGGTAACAGAAAAGGCCGAATCCTTATTCAATGTTTGAGCAACTGCCTGAAGTCCGTTGGTAATTGCCATTGCCGCTTGTACCTTCAGTAACGCTTTACTCAACTCTTCATTCTCATCACCAAATAATGACACAGCGCCCTGAGCAACAGAAAACCCACCGGCTATTCCGGTAGCTGCCGAAATCATTGCGTCCAATTTTGGCGTGCTGGATGCTAGTGCTTTTACCCTAGAATTTACGCCACCAATCTGGTCTTCTAACTGGCCTGCTGCCGCTGCTGTCTTTCTAAATTGTTCCGTGTTTTGTTTTCCGGCAATCTCCAAAGCGTTCAACTCAGCTTTCATTTCCTTGAGTTGTGCCCCTAGTGATTTGGATTTTCCGGATGCCGTGTCTGCGGCCTTTCCTAAATCGTTAATTCCTTTCGATGCTTTCTCAATATTTGCAACCGAGTCTTTCGATATTGGCTCAATTTTTTTATCATCAACCTTTCGTAAATCCTCTTCGATTCTTTTTACAGACGTTTCAATTTCTGATGTGTCTGCCTTGAATTTTAAGATTACTTCTTGCGTTGCCATCGTGATTAGCGTTGTTTGTTTTTTCTTGCATGTTCCATTCTCTGTTGAGCAATCATCGTGAACTGATCGGCTTTCGTTAAGAAGTCCGATACCGCAAATTTAAACAATTCTTTGTAAGCAACGGCATCGCCATCAGCCATCATCATCACTAATTTTCGGAGTCCTTTTTTCTGAGCGACAATCAGTGATGACACTTTCGGAACGGTTATGGTTTTAGAATTTCTAACAGCTCCTTGTGGCGATTTTGCTGTATCATTGATTCTTGCAATATACTTCGCCATGCTGTCGGCAAAATACTTGAGCGTTGAGTCAAGGTCTTTAATTCGGGCAAAAGAAAAAAAAAGCTGTCAGCATCATTGGCGGCATCCTTGAATATACTGGCTTTCTCTCTTTGAATCTGTTCGTTAAATGATTTCTCCGACTCATCCTCACGCACGTATGCGCATGCGAGATAGTTGTACCAAATGTCAACCGGGACGGCTTTCTTTTCCCGCTCCCTTAGTTCTGTGAATATTGCCCCAATCTTTGCAGCGTTCTTTCCTTGACCTAATCCATCGTAGAGTAATTTATCAGCAACATCAACAAGCTCGGTGAGTTGTGAAGTTGTAAGTCCGCGAGAAATCCAAATGTTGTATTTTGAAAGCTCAGCGACTCTAAACATCGGCATTCCCAATTGTTCCGGGTATTGGTAATAGTCTTTCCCATGATGCCGAAAAGCAAACACCAATCCCTCTTTTACTTTCGGTTTTTTATATCTTTTCAAGAATCCGAACAAGGCAATATATTATGTAATTAAATAACGAACAAACGATTGTGCAAAAAAGCCAGTCGAGGGAAAGGGTTCCTCCAAAATAAAAGTACGGCATGCTTCCCCAAAATGACGCGAAGCAGATGACGCATGATGTGATGGGCTTACTCGTTAATGTATAAATTTTTCGGTGTGCAACGGATTTTCCGGCATCAATCTTCTTCACCCACCATTGAAATGGTCGTTTAATGAAATGGAGTAACTGCCCACCATCTTGTAATTCATAGGCGGCAACACACCATAGCGACATGTAAAGAGATGTCAGAATGAGCATAGAACGTAGATTCCATATCCGGCAGCGGCAATCCCCGCAATGAGAATCATGAATTGAAGCACCGGGTTTTGTTGATTTTTATTTTCCATGTTAAGGTAATTTTAAAGTTTGAACTGCCGAAAGAATCACATCATCGTTGTCATAAGCTCTTTTGAAATTCAATGCCACACACGAATAAGCTACCGCATTGATTGTGAAGCTTACTTTCTCCTCGATGTTGGTGGCTGATGCTAATGTAATATACAACTCATAATCGTGATCTTCAGCGTACTGTTGGCCATCTGATAAATCAACCGTAACTAATCCGGCCCCATCTGATGTTGCTGAATACCTCACTAATCTATCTGTGGTGTGGTCGTGAATGTAGATGTAAATTGCGGTTGATATATTCGCAATCGTCCCGACCGTCAGTGTCGTTGTACATGCGAGTAGCGTCCGCATTAGTGTACATGGGTTACAGACTGTTGCGCTCATTTTTTCCCGGCTTTACGTTCTACTTTCTCCGCCTTGCGTTCAATTTCTTTACGGATATTATCGCGCATTTTATGCATTGAATTTGTTACTCCCAAGCTGCCAATCGCAACCGAGAATAACACGAATAATATTTCCAAAATCATTACCCACCATGAAGGTGAGCTGATTGAATTGGCTACCAAAATAAATCCGATTGCTGTTATGATTTCCATGTTATAATTTATTCTTCTTTATCCAGTCGTGCAGGAATGCGTTGATGAGGTATCTCACGGTGTCTAAATAATCCCCTCTTTGCGCGAGGTCATTTCTATTCCGTTTTATGATGCTACCAAACGCATCGCATTCTACATTCTGAAAATCAAATATAGTATTTTTACAATTACGAGCGATTTTAAAATCAGGAAAACTGAACAAAACTTTGTTGACATCGGCCCTTGAATTGCTGTGTTGCGGATTCGGGTACAATCTTATTTGTGATGACCTCAGTCCGATGGCCCTTTCAATCTGATCATAGTAACTAGCATTATCCACTTGGCCAATGTCCCTGCGTGAACCGGAATAGTCACCGGTTATCTGAAGTGTGGGGAACCATCGACCATACCGATTCTTTATCTCGGTTATCATTTTCTCAATGCTACCTTGTTTGATTTCAACCTCATCAACAACGTGGCAGTGTATTCCTTCCGCATCAGCATAGATGTGGGCCGCAATTAACGCAAATGGATTCAGGTTGAAGTCGATTGATAAGAACAGCGGCAACTCTTCACGAATGAACACATCATCGGTGTGCTTGTGTAAGTCGAATGAAGTGGCGAAAGGATTAAGTATTGTCGGCTTCACGTCCCAATCCCCATACAACAATCTACGCTTATCATATTCAGACGTCATTGAAGATAGTTGTGATTGATACAGCCGCACGAAATCCGGGTTTGGATTATCCGTTAACAGCGCTGGCACGAACTTCTTGTGATTAGGTAATATAACGGCATTGCCATTTCCGTCTGAAATATAATCCTCCTTTATCCATCCGGGTGCCGGGTTACAGGTTATAAGTATCTTCGGTACCAACCCGTATTCATGGATATTGTAACGGATTCTCGTTGTAACAATCTCCTTTGCCTTTCGTGTGATTTCCTGACCCTCATCAATAATTGCATCGGTATACTCCGTTGACCCAAGTGATGCAAAATCCGGATCTGATGGATATAGAAATAAATCCTTCAGGACCGTTACCGAGCCGCCATACCAGTTAATGATGTGCTTCTGTTGGTTGTAAGTAAAATGTACCCCGTGCTTGTACCCCATTTCAATGGCCGTCTGAAAGATGGTTATTAATGTGGACTGTTCGAGGTTCGAAATCTTTGCCCGGCCAATAAGTCCCCGGCTACCCCGGTAAGTCATACGTCTGTAAATATGCCATATTGCGGCCAGCTTACTTTTGCCACCACCTGCAGCACCACCGTAAAGTATTTCTGTGGTATGTTTGTCTTCAAGAAATTGCCACGCCTCTGTTTGGCGATCACTCAGTTTAATCTGTTGATTGCTGCTCATCGTCCGGCTTTGGTGGTGAGGACATTATTATTTGAGGGGACGGAAATTTTTCGCCATCGTTTGTGAGGTCGAGCTTATCACCGTATTTTTTTGGGTCTAATTTCGATGCCGCCCATTTTCTGGCATCGAATCTTAATCGTGAGCGTTGAACAAATTCGGTGTTGAGATATTCTTCACCGGTTTGTTTATTGATTTTTATATCATCAGAAGAATCATCCGCTATTTCCATTCCTTCCTCAACCATAAATTCGGCCTGCAATTTTTTCGCACGTGCGTATTGGTCTTGAAAATCTTTGTGTTCAGGTTTTGACAGCCAGCGAAAAACGGTGCTTCTATCTGGAAAGTGTTCATTTTCAGTGCATAAGCGATAAATACCTTTACTTCCTGTTGCAATTTTTTCGCAAAGTTCGTCTGCTACTGATTGATTGAATGATGATAATCTTCCCATGTTGGCCCAAAGTTACAAAAAAAAAGAATTCAAAACTGTTTACTCGGAAACATGAAAGTAATCTTTGTATTAAACAATTATTTAAAGAAAACAGAAAGGGAAAAGCAACAACTAAAAAGAAGCATAAAGGGAAAGAGAAAAGAAAAACACCCCTGTTGAAAAAGAAATTTTCCTGCGATTTCAATAACCGCATTTGTCTGATCCAATAGTTTTTTGCTAAAGTTTTGCTGTGAATAAATCGCTTTGCGTACGACTGAGCTGTTTAATATTAGACAAATACGAGCTTTTTGTAAAACCAATCTTGTACACAAATATATTTATATAATTGGTTGAAATTTCCGATAATAAATATTTTATCCGGGAACCAAACCTGAGTTCCGTTTTTGACATTAAACCCATTTATTTTTTTGTATTCTATCATAAAATAAAAAAACCCGAGTCATTCCGGATCGGGCTTTTTTTTATGTCTTTTGATTTTTTCACAATAGTAAAAAGCAAAAAACAATATTTTTTTTGGAATGACAATTCAAAAGTACAAAATTTCTAAAACCCCACAATAAAAGATTTAAACAATTTATTGTTTATAATTTTTTTTATTTGAAAGTCTATCCCTAAGTCGCTCGGTGAACGACCGTCTTTCTGTCTGTTCTACTGATGGTTTTGTTAATTCATTTTTAACGTCATCAAATTCGGGCGAGGCATAATCACCAATCAGGTAACTAGATTTTGTAACAGGGACGTCCCACTGGGTTTTATAATGCCATTTGGGGTAGTGGTGTTGATCCTTATCGTAATCCTTTCGGGAGAAATAATTCAAACGAAGCAATCTGTTGTTTATGACCGAATCGAAAAAAGACAACACTTCATTTCTGGTTGGCTTAAATGTTTCTGGTTGCCATGAAATGGCGTCATCTATGCTCATTCCCCGAAACAGACATTTAAACACTAAATCTCTTTTTTGAAGCGCAGTCATGTTACCCCATTCTCCTTTCAACAACTTCCCTGAGCAAAACAAGTCTTTCCCAATACGGAAGGAATGTTTTATTTCCGTTGTACGTTTTACAGCACTGAATATGTCCGGTTATGAATTGCTTCCCGAACATAACACGCTCGCCACCCGGAATAGCAATCATTTCTTCGGTGGGGGTTGTTTTACTGAAGAACAATTCCATTTCTTCAACATTCCATTTGGGGTTATTATTTTTCATTCAAAAGGTATTAACGAATATTCTTTACAGGAAACTAAATTGCCGTCACAATCCGGGTGTTTAATCATTCGCTTGTAAACATCTATCCCGGCTTTTTTTATCTCAGGAATTCTCGAATTGATAAACCCGATTTTCAGTTCTCTTTTCATTGGATGAAATATGTGAATTGTGTTTCCCTTATTTAACCAATCGTACAAACGTTTCGATTGTTTTGAAAGCCGTTCAATGTTGATTGGGCTTTCTGTGGGGAATTCTATTTGTGACTGTAAATTATTATTCATGGTTTAAGAATTTTTTTCCACTGTTCATTTATAAGAATTATTATTCCCCCGGCAAACCAAATTGAGAACGAAATAATAATAGCGAATGCGAAAGACACGATGCAATCCCAAACATAAGAATTTTCGTCAATGGCAAACATTAAGGATGCCAATATCCAAACAATGCAGACGTAATATCGGGTTGTGTCGGTCATTAAAAATTTTCGTTATTATTTTTCATCCTTTCAAATAGCTGTTCAATGCTTATCGTGTAGCAATACTTTTTTATTCCACCGCTGTCGAACCACGATTGAATCTGTTTTATGTCGCGTGATTTTTTAAAATTATTATCCCTGTGTTCAAACGATTGTTCCTCTTTAAATCGGATTACGGCAATCTCTTTTATTTCTTCTTTTTCTTCGCGCGATAATTTTATAAACCCTCGTTTCTCCAATTCATTGTAAGCTAATTCGGATTCGTAGAAATGAATGGTAAACTGACCCGTTTCTTTAAAGTGAACATACGGATTTACAATGTTGTTTTGAAAGTAATAATCGGCAGCTTCCTTTTTTTCTTCGTCCGTCCATGTCATTTCTTTTTCCAAAGCTATCTTATCCTCTTCTCTTTTTTTGTCCGCTAAAGATTTATTCAAATGAACCTGATAAGCCGACATGACGCTACCCAAATAAGCCGGTGAAAATCTTCCGTAGTTCTTTATTTCCGTTTTTATTTCATCAGCGGCCACCATTATGAACGCTTGTTTAATGTCTTCTGTGGTGAAATTTCCGAGTTTGAGATAAATAAATTCTTTCAAAGTTTTCAGATCATATCCGGAAGGAATTTCAGTAATTCCGAGCAATGAAAAAGCAGACAATAAAACCTCATCCAGCGGATAAGTGGATTGTCCGAGAAATTTTATTCTCGTTCCCGAATGAGCAGCGACAATCACGCTACCCTGATCGGTTGCGCTACACGTTGGAGAGTGAGAAACCGCGGAGGTCACTTTCTCGCTTCTGCTGCTTGGTAGATTTTCCATTGTTATTTCTTTTTGCAATTACCTGATTAAAACGCGAATTAATTACTGAGATAGAAAGATGTTCATCAACAACATTATCGTTCCTGCACACCGATAAAATGAACTGAAACCCCTGAATGATTCTGTCGTGATATTGATTGTCCGGTAAAATTTCATTTCCCTTTTTTTGTTCACCTGATTTTATCAGGAAGAGTATTTTGTTCGACAGCTCCTTACAATGCTTCCCGTCTTTTCCCGTCCAGTAGTAAGCGGTTTCTTTTTCACGCTCATACCACTCCACGAAAATTTCCCGGAACTCATTGACGTATGATTGTTTTAGGAGCTTCATAAATTTATCGTCATTTTATTTTTAGCAATGTGGGTTATTTTTCCTGTCACCCGTTCAACCTCCGATTTGAATTTCTTTTCGTCACTATTGGAATCTGATAAGTGAATCAGCACGATATTATTAACTGCTGTTAAATCGTTTGCAAGCAAAACCCCGCAACAATTCTCTAAACTCATGTGGGATTCTAAAACACGATCGCGAACGAATTTATTTCCGATTGATTTCTTTTCAATAATTTCATCGGAATAATTCGCCTCAATTATAATGTGGTTTAATCCCGGAAATTTATACGGCAGATAATAGGTATCTGTAACAAAAAGGACGCTCCCGCATTCGGGATGATGAATCATAAATCCAAACGGCTCTTTTGCATCATGCGCAACATCGAACGGCAAGACCTTGAATTCGCCAACCATGAATGTTTTTTTGTTTTCGATTCGTTTGTAACGCACCGGGAATATACATTTAAGAAATGAACACGTTCCAGAGGATGCGTAGATGTTTATTGCCGATCCGGAATAATCGTTGTGATATTTAGCGTGGTCATTATGTTCGTGGGTAATAAGAGCGCCAACAATTTTTTCAACATTGAAATCAATCATTTTTTTCATTTCAAAAAGCGGCATCCCGCACTCGATTATGAGCGCAGAATGTTCCGCTTCCAAAATGTAGCAATTTCCTTTTGACCCCGAACCCACAACGTTTAATTTCATTGCGAATTATTTATCGAAATTTAATTCGGTTGCGAGTGGCTGCGTCTGTGGCTGCGGCTCTTTTTTGTCTTCCGGTTTTTCTGCTTTCACTTCCTCAAATTCAACAACCTCGGCATTTCCTTTTTCTTCAACAATTTTATTTCGTCTTTCAACAACCTCATCGCGGTTCTGGTCATCGTTCCCCTCATACATATCGGCATCGTTCGATGAATTGATAAGTAGTTTGCAAGCCCGACCGATTGCAGTTTTCTTGCACATTTCCTGCCGGAAGTTCTTGTGGGCTGGGGATGCGCCTTTGGTTGCGCCCTGCTGCCAAGCTGTTTCGATTTCTTTTATTGTCATCGGTTCAATGAAAGAACTGCCGTCATTTAATTGGATTGTTGCGTAAGCCCCAATAATTTTATTAATGTCAAGATTTTCGATCCGCTGTTCGTGGATGATTAATTTTTTATAACCAGTTTCCTTCTCAATGTTGTAAACGAAGTTGTCGCCCTCATAAATACAATTTGCAGTTATGGATTTTACCGGGGCAACCCTTTTCGCAACGGCCATCGTACCAGTATATGATCGCTGCAACATCAGTTTATCACCGTAAGGAATAAAATAGCATTGTTGTTTTGACCGAGAAAGACCCTGTATCACCATGTCGAAGAGGGTATTGGCAATGCTTTCTTTTGTGCATGATTCAAGAACGGGTTTACCGTCCCTTGTCTTTTGCTCCACCAAGAATAGGTATGCCGATTTAAGCGCATTCTCCGGGGAATAATCAGATGGTATTTTCAAGTCCCCCATTTGATTTAATTCGTTCACCTTCGCAAGCACCGAATCCGTTATGTCGGATTTCTTCACTTGTAAACCGGTGTTGGTTTTGTTTTCTTTTGTTTCCATGTTTTATTTTATTGTTAAGGTTTTTTCTTTCGACACCACTAATTTAATCATTTGTGATTTGGTTTGCAACAATTCGTTAATGCTTTCGCAATTATCAACGAACACCGGGGCGTTAATATTAAAATGATTGGACATCGCATTTATAATATCAAGGCCTGCGTTTATTTTGCTTGCTGTATTGAGGTCTGAGAAAGGTACGCCATTTACAAGGCACTCGCAGACTTCCGATTCTCCCCCGTTAATCTGCTGCTCGAACATTTTCCATTTAACCAATGAAAACTTATCGTTTATCCTGCGCTCGATTTCGGTTATTTTTTTCTTTTGAAATTCAGCGGCAACAAACTCGCGTCTTTCGAGTTGTGCAATTTCCGAATTCATAGACTTCTCCTGTGATTCCAGCCCAGCAATACGTTGTTCGGCTTTTTCAATTTGTTCTTTTGTATCGAGCTGTTTTTTTAATCCATCGATCAAGCCGGATAGTGTTTGTTTTTTCGATTTCAGTTCCGAATGGTCGGCCGTTTTAATTTCAGGGATAATGAATTTTGCAACCTGTTCTTTTAATTGGATTTGCTCATCCGATTCAGTAATAGCGGCCGCGTTTATTTCGTTCATTGCTGCCGTCAACTCATTTATTTTAGCATCAACTTTTTCAATCTGACTCCGATAGCTTTCAAGAACAATAGCATTGTCTTCTTTTTTCTTTTTTAAAGATTCGACTTCGAGTTTATTCTTATCGCCCGATTCTTTTATGGAGGTTAATTTAGCAACCTTATCGCGGTTATAATTTTCCTCCAATTCCTTTTTCTTTTCTTCTGCGTTTTCTAATTCACGTTTGCACGTAGGGCAAACACATTCGTTTGGATTGATTGTAAATGTTTCGGTGTTTTTATCTTCAAAACTTTTACGCAACGATTCAATTTCTTTTTCAATATCAGAAATATGAGAGTCTATATTAAAATTCTCGCGCTCTAAAATTTGCTTGTTTCTGCCAATGTCTGAAAGCTCTATTTTCAATTTGGATATTTCCTTATTAACGGATTCCAGTTTTTCAAACTTCAACCTACCCGACTCTATGTTTAATTTGTTTGACAAATTTTCAAGCTGAAATTTTTCGCTCTGTTTTTGCTTTATCAAATCCATTTCTTCCCGCTGTGATTTCGCTGCATTTTCAATGGACAAATCAATATTCTCAATTTCTTTTTGATAGGATTCAATTTCATTCTGAATAGCGACATAATCAGCGGCAACGGGCTTATTGCGATTAACCTCATCAATGCGCGAGGGAATTAATTGCAATTCATCGTTAATCTTTTTCTTTTTGGCGGCAATTTCTTTTTTGAAATCAATAAAAGACTTTCCTGATAATTCAGTTAGCATTGTTTGAAATTCGCTGTTATCGGCAGCCAGTTCGTCATCAGAAATATTGCCCGCCATTTGGGCTAGAATGGCCCTGCGGTCCTGCCACTTCATTCTGTTAAAATGAACGGGTGACGTTACCATTTTAAAAATGTCCTCAGAAATAATGCCGTCAATTTTTGCCTTAAATTCACCCGCTGAAATAGGTACATCATTATAGGTAAACGCGCTTTCGTGTCCGGTCATTTCAGAATCTTCAGATCCGCGTTTCTTTTGCCACCTCTCTTTTAAGCAACGGGAAAACTTCATATTTAATCCATCAACAGAAATAATTCCAATAACCTCATGCTCCAATTTATGAATAACAATATTGTTTTCATCCAGTGTCTTTACGTTAAAGTCTTTTTCGTCACCTGAATTTTTCCCGGATATAAGCCATGTAAACGCATCCAATATCGTTGTCTTTCCCGTTCCGTTGTCCCCGGAAATTCCGGTTTCGTTGGGTGAGAAATTTATTTCAAGATCCTTTACTGATTTGAAATTCCTTAAATGAAGTGATAGTAATTTGATTTCCATGTTGTGTTATTTTATTTAAGTTAAAACCTTTCTTTAAATTCCCGCATTGCGGCCAACAAAACGGCATCAATGAGTGACGGATTATCTTTTATCTGTTCACAATATTGTTTGATTGGTAGAAGTTTTTCAGACAATTCCGAAATCAATAATAGGTAGGAGAAATCGACCGGACGAATCCGCTTATCATCTCTCGCTGAATTCATCAGTGACTCTATCTGCGCGATATTGACGCAGGACAATATAGTCCTCTCGTAATATTGGCGCACTTCGGATGATTCGTTTTTTTCCATGTTGTGATTTTTTTTAACCCAAAACCCCTGTCCGAATTAACGAATCAGGGGCGGCTTCCAGCTACAATCGCCAGAGAGCAGGGAAGGTTAGTAGTTTTTTGGCTGACCGCTAATCCATTTTGAAATTTTATGAAAATGACCTGTGGTTTGTATGCCCGTCTCAGACGTCCACTTATCAAGGGCGAGTTTAAATTGGTT